ATGCAGATTATTAACCAAGAAGAATAAATTTACTACATTTATAATATGATAGGAATTTATAAGATAACAAGTCCGAGCAACAAAATTTATATAGGTCAGTCTATTGATATTAAAAATAGATTTATAAAATATAAATGTTTAGATTGTAAAAAACAAATAAGACTGTATCGTTCTTTTGTTAAGTATGGAATAGAAAGTCATTTGTTTGAAGTAATTTCAGAATGTACTATTGAAGATTTGAATGATAAAGAAAGGTTTTATCAAGATTTATATCAATGTGTAGGTAAACAAGGTTTAAATTGTATTTTAACTAAGTCAAGTGATAAAAATGGAGAGAGAAGTATTGAAACTAAATTAAAAATATCAAATACTTTAAAAGGTCATAAGTTATCAGATGAAACTAAATTAAAAATTAAAATCACTAATACTGGTAAAAAACATACAGAAAATTCTTTACTTAAAATGTCTTTAGTTCAAAAAGGAAGTAAACATACGGAAGAAACTAAAATTAAAATAGGTCTTTGGCATAAAGGAAAAGTTCAATCAGAAGAAGCTAAGCTTAAAATGTCTTTATCTCGTAAAGGAGTTAAATGGTCAGAAGAAGCAAGATTAAAAAGAGCTGAAAATAGAGTAAATAGAAATGAGTAAAACTCTTAGTATAAATGTTCGAGGTAATTTAAAGCAATTAGAGGCAATAAAATATTGGCTTGATGATAGTGTAATAGATATAGTTTTTGGTGGCTCAAAAGCAAGTGGAAAGAGTTTTATAGGATGTTCTTTAATATGTGCAGACGCACTGATGTATCCAGAAACACATTATTTCATTGCTAGAAAGACTTTATCTGATTTGCGTAAGTTTACTACTCCTTCTATTCAAGAGGTTTTGGCATTATGGGGAATAGGAGAAGATTATTATAACTTCAATGGTCAAGATAACTATTTTAAGTTTCATAATGGTTCAAAGATATTTCTAATAGATGCTAAGTATCTTCCAAGTGACCCTAGTTATATGAGGTTTGGTTCAATGCAGATGACAAGGGGATTTATTGAAGAAGCTGGAGAGTTCGATATTGAATGTAAGAATAACTTGCAAGCCTCTATTGGTCGTTGGAAGAATAAGGAATATAACTTAGCTCCAAAACTTTTGCAGACTTGTAATCCAAGTAAGAATTATTTATATAGTGATTATTATAAGGCTACTAAGGATGGTACTATACCTGACTTTAGGAAGTTTATTCAGGCATTACCAACTGATAATAAAACATTGCCAAAAGACTATGTACCCAACTTAATGAAAATATTAAGTCACAATGAGGTTCAGCGATTGGTTTATGGGAATTGGGAGTTTGATGATAATCCTTATGCGATGTTTGAGTATTCAGATATTCTTGGATTATATACAAATGAGTTCATAAAGCCAACTCAAGATAGGTATATGACTTGTGATATTGCATACACAGGTTCTGATAAATTTGTTATAGTTATTTGGAATGGATTTGTTGCTACCAAGATAATTGCAATTGATAAGATTGACGATACTATGGTTAGTAAGAAAATAAATGAATTGCGAATAGAAAATAGAGTACCTTTGAAAAATGTTATCTACGATGCCGATGGCTTGCAGACATTTACAAGAGCCTCAACAAAAATGGGTAACTTAGTTGGAGCAACTCCGTTTAATAATAATGGGCGACCAATTAAAATGCACGGAAAGACTGAGAACTTTAAGAATTTAAAAGCTCAATGTTATTGGTATTTTGCAGAAGCTGTTAAGGATTCAAAGATGTTCATCCAAGAAGATAAATATCGTAAGCAGGTTATTGAAGAATTAGAGCAAATAAATAGAAAGCCATTAGAGGATGATGGTAAAATAGCATTGGAGAAAAAGGAAGAGATTAAAAAACGAATTGGTCGTTCGCCTGATTTTTCCGACGCTCTAATGCTTAGGTTTTTTCCAGAATTAAAAGGAAAACCTAGGTTAAGTATAATTTGGTAAATAAATAACTATGATATTTAAAACGGATGAAGAAGCTATATTAGCTATCAAGAATAATTTAAAAGTTAATGAGGAATTTATCGAAATGCGTGAGAGTTCTGATGAACTTAAAGCGTTAGTAGATGGAGAAGATTTCATTGAAGAATTAATAGAGAAAATTGAGAACATTGAAAGCGGAGTGAAAGCTGAGGCAAGGATGAAGTACTCAAGAAATATCAAAGATTTGTATGGTAGAATTTTTCAACCTATCGATAATATCCATTACGCTACTGGAGGAGTTAAAGACTATGATATTCTTAACCCAACAATAAAAGCAGAATTTTTAAATAAGATTGCAAATATTAGAGATGGAAAGCCATTAAGTGAATGGGTTCAAAACTATGCAATTAAATTAATGAATACAGACCCTAATGGTTTGATGTTCTTAGAGTATACTACAGACCCTATTGTAGATATTTATCCAACTTATAAGTCAATTGAGAATATTAGATATTATGAATCTAAAGGTCAAATGATAGAGTATGTTATTTTTGAACCTTGTACTGAAGATAGAAAAACTACTTGGAGAGTTGTTGATGATTTAATTGATAGAACTTTTGAGCAAATTGGAAGTGAGTATAGACTTATTCCTGAACTTACGTTTCAACATCCATTTGGTCAAGTTCCTGCATTAATATGTTCTAATATTCAGCAAGCTGGAGAAGAAGAAAGATTATCAGCTATAGACAATATTATTGATATTTCTAAGGAATATGCTCGTGACCAATCTTTTCTTACATTATATAAAATTTATAAAGCAAATCCAATCTTTTGGAAATATGTTCAGTATTGTGGAGATTGTGGTGGTACAGGAAAAGTAGAAGAAGAAACTTGTAGTACTTGTGATGGTCATGGTAAAATGATGGGTAAAAGCGATGTAACAGGAGTTGTTGAGCTTCCAATACCTGACGATAGAGATAGTCCAATTATAGCACCTAATATCGCTGGATTTATATCTCCTGACTTAGATGTTTGGAAACAATATAGCGAAGAATTGAATACTCTTGAAGAAAAGATGTATAAAACACATTGGGGAACAAGTTTTGGTATTCAGAATATTAGTAATGTAGCTAAAACTGCTACTGAGATTATTCATAATAAACAGCCATTAGAGAATCAATTAAATAAATATGCTGATTACATTGAGTATGTAGAATGGAAATTCTGTGAATGGATTTTAAATTTCTATGATTTATCAAAAGACAAAAACGAAAGTAGAATAACAATCAACCTTGGTAGAAGATATATTGTAGAAAGTTATGATGTTTTATTGGAAAGATACGAAACTTCTGTTAAGGCTGAAGAGAATAGTGTGGTACTGGATAAGCTATTTGGCGAATATTTATCTGCTAAATATAGAAACAATCCAATTGATTTACAGATTAGCTTGTTAAAAATGAGGATTGAACCATATTTACACTTACCTTTACAGTCAGTATTTCAATTCTTTGGAAATGAAGAAACTCAAAGAAAAGTATTGTTTCAAAAATGGTGGCAAACTGTTACTGATTATTCTAAGTCAGAAGAAGTTCTGAATAGTGAATTTGATAGTTGGTTTGAATTAAATAAAAAGGTAGTAGCTCCACCAGTTGCTACTGTAACTAAAATTTTATAAATATGGTAGCAGTTTATGTATTGCACAAATTAGGCAGAGAAGGAGGGGGATTTAATCCTGATTATAAATTAAGCATTGAAAGACCTCTACATTTAGTTCACAAATCTTATGCTGAAACTACAAATGATAATTGTAGGATTAATGGTCTTTGGTATGAGAAAGATGAGAAAGCTACTAAACTTCATTTAGAAGGAAAGGATTTCTTAGCTTTTGATGAAGTTGATGAAATTAGTAAAGAAGATTTAATTGCTGAATATGAATTACTTTCAGGAGATAAAGCTAAGCCAATTTGGGGCATCAGAAAATTAACTGAAGAAATAACCAAACTAAAATAATATGGCATTACAAAATATTGCTGAAATAGAAACATCATTAGGAATTGAAAGCGGTAAGCTATCTGAGATGATGTTAAGTGAAGAAGTTTTCACGGTTGATTTATCTACTAAGGTTTTTTTAGATAAAACTGCATACGAAGAAAGAATCGCAAATATTAAAAAGGATTCTGCTACTATGGCTATTGAAATAGCTGTAAAAGAACAAAGAAATAACTTAGGTTTAGATTTCCAAGGTAAAACTATGGATAATTTAGTTAAAGCCTTAAAAGAAAAGGTTGAATCTGAAAATAAAGGAGAGCCTGAAGAGAAATATAAGTTATTAAAGACTGATTTTGATGGATTACAATCTAAATATGCGGAGAAAGATGCGGAGTTTAACTCTTTCAAGACCAATATTGAGAAAAATGCTATTCTTAATGAAATTAAGGGAGAGTTTATTCAAAATATTCCTGATAATGTGCTAGTATCTAAGTCAACTATTTTTACAGAAGCAAAAGAAAAAGGATTTAGCTTTGAAAAAGAAGAAGGTAAGATAGTTATTAAGGATTCTCAAGGAAATATTCTTAAAGATGCTAATTTCTCTCCTATTACAGTAAAAGATTGGGTAACTACATTCTCAACTCCATATTTATCTAAAGTAGAAGGTGGAGCAGGTGGTAAAGATGAAACTGGTGGAGATAAAGCAGGAAGTTTTGATGCGTTTATGAAAGAGGCAGATAAAAACGGATGGGATGCTTCAAAAACTAATATTGAGATGGCAAAAAGAATTTCTAATGGAACTTTGAAACTATGAAAAAATTAATTGAGAAATTTATTTCATTATTTATTAACCAAGAGAAGTTAGATGCTATTAAGAAAGAGGCATTAGCAGATACAGAAAAGGCTATACTTGATTTTAAGAATCAGACATACTTCGATAAACCATCTAAAAAGTGCCGATAAAAAAAGGATACGGAAAGAAAACCATCAGCTCTAATATTAAAACGGAGATGAAAAGTGGTAAAAGTCAGGCTCAAAGCATAGCAATCGCATTATCAGTTGCTAGAATAGCTAAGGCTCATAAAAAAAAGAAGTAAAAATAATAGCATATTAAATATTTTATTGTATATTTGTACTATGAAAAAAATAAAAAATAATATTCAACACCTTCCGCAACACAATCTCATTTTGGGAAGCACTTGGTATGGATAGTATTTAAAAAATATAAACTTATTAAAAGCCTTCTCATATCGAGAGGGTTTTTTTTATTCCTAGAAGCGAAGATGGTTTCATGCCAGACTTGGACTTGGGAGTACGCAGGTTCGAATCCTGTCTTTTAGACTAATTACAATATGATGCAATTGGTTAGCATAGCAGATTTTGACTCTGCCTATCGTAGTTCGAATCTACGTGTTGTAACAAATGGTAGTATTAGGCTAAATGGTTAAGCCGAAGGACTGTGAATCCTTTGATGCGAGTTCGATTCTCGTGTACTACCCAAATATATACCGAAATGACGTAAAAACGAATGGTAGAATATCTCGCCTTAGAAGTGAGGGTTTTAAGGGTTCGAATCCATTTTTCGGTACAAATTATATTTTAAATACAAAAAAAGCCTTATAAGATATAACGTCTTACAATGTTTTCATATCTTTGTGAAATATTGGCGGAATAGTTGATAAGAAAAGGAACGGTAAAGTTCAAAATTAAAAAAAATAACTTTATTAATACTTAAAACTTACAAAGATGGCAAATCGCACGTCGGCAAATCTCGTTAAGGCACAAGCAAGATTGCTTGGAGCTTTTCAAAGTTCTGAATTAAGATTCAGATACCCTGCTACATATTTAGCACTTAAATCAATGTCACCAATTATGTTTCCTAACTATTCTGAACTTCGTTTGAGAGAAGATAGAGCTGTTGAAACAAACTTTATTGCAAGAGCAAAACGTTCTTTAGGAACAGGTGGTAGAACTCATAACCATACAGGTGTGAAACAAGATTCAGCAGTATTAACTCCAACTTGGACTGCATACTCTGATAAATTCAATATGTCATTGAAACAAGCAGATACTTCTTTGTTTAGTGCAGATGAGCAATTGTTTAATGAAATGTCAAATGCTATTTCTAACTTCATGGAGGGTTATGAAACTGCTGCTACATCTTATTTGTTTACAAATAGAAGTGCTGTAGTTGCTACAACTCCTGAATGTACATTTATTACAGCAGGTACTGTAAATGCTTATGAAATTGCTTCAGCTAATGAAGGTAGAGCAATGCAGATTACTAAAATTGCAATGATTGCTAATAAATACGCTGAAGGTATTACTATCTTCTGTGATTCAGTAGCTTATGCAAAATTTGAATATCAAGCAGCTCAAGGAATCTCTAATAGTACCAATCTTTCTTTCCAATTTAATGGTGTTAAATTTGTTCACTCTGTAGAACTTAATGCTCTTGCAATTGCTGTAAAAGCTGGTCATACTAAAGGATATTGGATTGTAGTTCCTGATGGAACAGTTGCAACATTACCTTGGATTCCAAAACAAAATAGAGTTGGTGTAGATACAGTAGTTGGAAACTATTCAAATATGATTAATCCTATTGATGGAGAATCTTACGCTTTGCATACTTATGTAACAGCTGCTGATGATACTGCCAATAATGGATATGCTCAAGATGTTGTAACTCAATATGAAATATCTCAAGATATGTCATTTGCTAAAGCACCTCTTACAGTATCAACTGAAACTCCAATTATTGCTTTTGCAATTATCTAGTAGATGATAAACGTCACTAAAATACAAACAGTGTTAGCAGGAATTGTAGGGTTTAAACAGCCTTACAATCCTGACTATGCTATTGTAGATTCTGACAACCAATTAAGTTCTTCAGGTTATTACATAACGGATAATCCTTATGCTAAAATTGAATACATAAAAGATAATCAAGATTACTCTGATATATCTGCTACTGAATTTAATCTATTACTTAAAGACTTAAAAAAATCATCTATATCTAGTATTTGTAACCAAGTATTTAGCGATTATGATTTCATAGATAGAACTTTACTATTTAAAAATGCATCTAATAAAATAGATGTAGATACATTACCTATAGGATTTATAGGTTATTGGGTTAAAATATCCAAACAAAAAAATGTAGCATTTAAAATAAATAGAGTTTTACTTGATTTTCAAGGAACTGGTAGTTTTACATTAATGCTTTGGAATACATCTAAAAAAACTCCAATTCAGACAAAAGTAATAACTATTACTACTGACCATCAAGAAGTTATTTTAGATTGGGAAATTGATAATACTGATACTACCTACAAAGGTGATTATTTTATTGGTTATATAGCTAATAATTTAACAGTAACTCCTTATAAAAGAGAATGGCAGTCAGGAAACATTTTATCAAATCCAACTTATCTTGATTTTCAAAGAATAAAAGTTCCTAATCATTTAGCTTCAACGTTATTTGATTTAAACAAAATAGAAGGATTGTCAGCAGATACAGGTCTAAACTTAGATGTTACTGTTTATGAAGATTATACTGATTTTGTAATAAACAATAAAATGTTATTCGCAAGAGCTATTCAAATAGACGCTATAATAAGTTGTATTCAACTATACTTATCTTCTCTTAGAAGTAACTCAAATCAATCTCAATCAGCTCAGTTGTATGAGAAATTAATGATAGAGTTAAAAGGTACTGGAAGTGAAAGCATTGTAAAGGTAATAGGATTAGAAAATCAACTATTAGGAGATATTGCATCAATAAGATTAGAGGTAGGAAAATTAAAAAAAGGCTTACTTAAAACAAATCAAATTTTTGCATATACATTAAGATAAATGGCTAACAATACAAAAATAAATCCAGTAGGATTAGATATAGTGATAGATAAGGTACAGAAAAAACTGTATGATAAACTTACTGCATTATGGAATGTAAAATTAGAAGGCTATCCAAGATGTTATGAAGTTAAAAGAGATAAAAAAACAACTGTAGAGCATTTTGTTAATAAAAATGAATATGTTTCATTAATTCATAGCGATACAAATAAGTTTTTCTTTACTGTAAAAAAAGATATTAAGCAGAATAGTTTTACTACTTATGATGCTGAAGTTGAAGTTTATTTTATCCTTAATATTAAGGATTGTAAGTCTTTTATCGAACATAGAGCAGATGAAGAAGTTAGACTTGATGTAATAAATGTTCTATCTACAATTGGTTGTGTAGAAGTAACCAAAAAAATAACTACAGATATTACTTCTGTTTTTCAAGGTTATGATTACAAATTAGTTAATGATATGCATCCATATCATTGTTTTAAAGTTACCTTTGACGTAAAAGATTATAAATTAAAATAAATAAATAAAATATGGCATTATCAAACCAAATTATAGTAGTTCCTAGCTCTAAGGCAGATTTACTAGGAACAGGATTAGAAGCAACAGCTTTTGATTGGGATAGAGTAGAAACGATTGAGTTATCTTCAAGAAGTTATGTTTATCCAACAGCAACAGACCAAAATTTAGCATCAGTTCAAGCTGCTCAAATTTCATCTGATTTGATTATCTTACAAGGTATTAAATCTTTTAAATTAACAGGAGTTGAACCTCAAATTAATACTGCTGATGGTTCAGGTTATAAAACTGTTACAGGAGAACTTCCTTATGAGTATGAGGTTATGTTCGATAATAATGGTGTAAATTTTTGGAAAGCATTGAGAAAATTTAACTCTAAAGATTCTTATAATATTGCTTTTTATGATGTTGAAGGAAATAAAATCTTTACTTCAAGCAAAACAACAACTTTAGGAGTTCCTACTTATAAAGGATTTCAAGCTAAAATGTTATTCGTAGGACAGTACAAAGGCAAAGAAGGAAATAATCCTGCTGAGGTTAAAATGAATATTCAATTAGCCGATACAGGGGAAATGGAAAGACAAATATGGATTGCAGGAGATACTCTTGATTTTGATGCTAAATCTGATTTAGATGGTGTTAATGACTTATATGTATCGAATGTAGCTTCGCCTATTGTTTCTGGTACTACTTGGACTGTAGGAGTTACTTTAGCTGATAGAAGTCAATTTGTATCAGGTATTTTAGCTAGTCAGTTTTTTGTTAAGAAAATAACAACAGGAGGAGTAGTTACTTATTCTGCTTGTACTCTTACTTCAAGTGATGCTATTGCTAAAACATATACATTAGGAGTAACAGGAATTGTAACAGGAGCTACTTATGCAATTGTAACAGGTGCTACACTTGGTACTGCAACAGCTACTAATATTATTCAGAATTCAACTACTAAGTTGCTTTATAAAGGTATTGGAGCTACAACAGCTACTTTATAGTACTTCTTATTATATTAATTATTAGACCCGTTGCATATTTGTAGCGGGTTTTTTTATCTTTAAGAGATAAATCTCTTAAACTCAATTAAATTTTTTATATTTGTATTATGGGAACTAGAGAATATATTGAAAGAGCTAAAAGAGTTCAATCTCAATTAGGAAATGAGATAGATGATATTGTTCGTTCATTTGAAAATGAAATTTTAGACCTAAATAGAGAACAACAAATATTTCAAGAAGGTTCTGATATAAATGGTCATTTACTTGGAAAATATAGAGGAACTTTTAATGGAACTACAAGAGGATTTCCAAAAATTAAAGGCGACCCATTTAACTTTTATAATACAGGTTCTTTATTTAATAACTTTACTTTATTGTCAGAAGGAAATAAGAATAAATTAATCATCGGAAATACTGATGGAAAGGCTAAATTGTTATCTGAAAAATATGGAGAATTTGTAGGTTTAACCAAAGAGAATCAATACAAAGTAAACTACGAAATAATATATCCAGAATTAATGAAATTTATAAAGCAATACTTATGATTGAATACTATGATAGTTTAGAAGTTCTTATGCTGTATAACTGGGAGAAATATATAACTACAAGAGATAATAATTGGCTGATAGTTGGATTTAATGGAAGGCAACCTAAAATATCTAATGATGAATTAACTGCATTCGAAGGCAAATTACAGGAAGATTATTTTAAAGCAGTTGATGATAGGACTTTTACAAAAAAGTTGCAGAAATGGGCGAAAATAGACAATTTACGTACTAAGTATAATATCATAGCGATGCTATGTAAAAGATTATGGCTAGGATTTGGAGATTCTCAAATGGAACTACGTAATCAATATATTGAAATTATAAATAAATTTGGATTTAATATGCCTTTGATTAATACAGTTGAAGGGGATGCAGAAGAAATATCCTTAATAAGTAATTCAATGCAGAATATTAAAACTCAAATAGAAATGCTTGAATCTGAAATTAAAACTGATGAAGTTATTCAGAAATCAAGTTTAAATAAACAAACTATTTTAGTTGGATTAGGATTAGGACTACCTTATAAAATAAATTCAAAAGAAACAAGTGTTAGTGAATGGATTGAGCTTACAAAATTATTAGAAGAAAAAAATACTCAACAATTAAAGAATAATAAATAAAATTTTGTAACTTTGTGTTTTATAATCGGGGATTGCTACGTAATGTAGTTAATCCCTTTTTTAATTTAAGATATTATGGCAAATGAAATAGACTTAGTAGTTGGAAGTGAAGCATTTGCTCAGATAACCAAGTTGTTAGTAGAATTAGGAAAAGTTGATACTGAATTAACTGCTCTATCAACATCTTTTAGTAATTTAGGTAAGGGAGCTACTAATCCTCAAAGTTCTGCTGAATTAACAAAACTAACTGAAAATAATGCTAAATTAAATGCTCAGATATTAGAATTGACTAAATCTTATGATGCTCTTAATAAAAAATTATCTGAAGGAGTTGCTACAGCTATAACTAAAAGTAAATATACTACTCAAGAAACCACAGATTTAAGATTAGTAAACAAAGAACTTGGATTACAAAATGTAAAAGCTTCTGAACTAGCTGGTGCTTATGAAAAACTTAGTGCCGCTCATAAAATAGCTAGAGGAACTGCCGCTGATTTAGCTGCTGTACAAGGAACTCAATCTAAAGAATTTTTAGCAGCGGCAGCTAATGCTAATGCTTATGATAAAAAATTAAAAGAAATTGACCAAAACTTAGGTCAACACGGAAGGCACGTTGGAGATTATGCTCGTAGTTGGAACGGACTAGGTAATTCAATTAATCAACTTACTCGTGAAGCTCCTGCTTTTGCCAATAGTGTAAGCACTGGATTTATGGCACTATCTAATAATATACCAATATTAACAGATGAAATAGGAAATTTAATTAATAAAAATAAAGAATTAGTTGCTTCGGGAAAGCCAACTGAATCAATATTTAAAACATTAGCAGGAGCATTTTTTTCTTGGCAAACTGCAATATCTCTAGGAGTTACATTGCTTACTGTTTATGGAGCGCAATTATGGGAAGCGGCTTTTGGATTATCTGAATTAGAAAAAAGACAAAACGCTGTAAAAGAAACTATAAGTAATTTAGATAATACAACTTCAGAATATACTGTAAAATTAAAAACATTATCAGGAATAGTATTAGATACTACTAAAGGGGATAAAGATAGAAAACTAGCGTTATTAGAACTAAAAGAAATAATTCCTGAAATATCTAATTTAGATATAGACCACGTAGAAAGTTTAAAACAAATAACATTTTGGACTAATAAATATATAGAAGCAGGGATAGATAGAGCTAAAGTAGATGTATTAACTAAAAAAATAGCTGAAGGTCAAACTGAATTAGATATAGCTAAAACAGCTTCATCTGAAAAAGCGCTTAATTGGTATCAAAAAGTTTACTTCGGTATAGCTAAAATGACAGGCACTCAAGAAAGAGCTGCAAGAGTTATAAAAAATTCAATAGTTCAAGAGCAACTTGGAATGCAAAATGGTTTAGATACTTTAAATGTTCTTTTAGGAGAATATACTATAAAAGCAAATAAAGCGAATAAAGAGTTGTTAGGATTGCAAGATGACCCTAAAAAGAATGGAAAAGGTAGTAAGAGCGTTGATAAATCAGCAGAAGAAGCCACTAAAAAAGAGGAAGAAAGATTAAAAAAGTATTATGAAACTTTATTATCTAATGCTAAAAGACAGAAAGAGCTTGATAAAGACGCTTTAGAATCTTTTAATGGAACTATTGAGGCAAAGACAA